TGGATATTCTGGCCTATAATACACACTACATGGCCTTTTATCAGAATATGGTCGCCAATGAGATGTTTATTGATTCTGCCCAATTGCGTCCCAGTGTTATATCTCATGCCAAATTGATGAACTATGTGCCAAGCGGACAAAAAGGCTCAACAGCAATAATCAATATTCAGGCCACCCCATCACTCACAGAAGATAATGACCGAACAACAATAACACTTGATAAGTACACAAGACTTATGGGATCAGATATTGATGGTGTCAATTATCCATTTGTCACAATTCGTTCAAATACAGTCTCAAAGACAAATGGTTCCTTCTCATTTAGCAATGTTCATATAAAACAGGGCGAGGTGGTTACCCTTCAGTATGAGATGACCTCAGGTAATGAGGCCAGAAGATTTGAGATTCCTTCGGCCAATGTGGACTCTGATACGATTGTGGTCTATGTGCAAGAATCCGCAACCAATACCGATGTCAAATTGTACAGCGTTCATGAAGACATAACAGAACTAACCGCAAACACCCTGGCCTATTTCCTTGAGGAAAACGAGAACGGATTCTATTCATTCTACTTTGGTGATGATGTCATTGGTAAGAAACCAAAGAATGGAAGCATAATCATATGTACATACCTTGATAACGTAGGGATTCTATCAAACAGCATAAACAATTTTGTTTTTGTTGAGTCCGTTGGTGGTGAGTACTCAGATAACGTATCGATTTCTGTCGTTTCTTCATCGCGAGGAGCATCATCAAAAGAGTCAATCGAGAACATAAGATTTAGGGCGCCATACGCGTACACCGCACAAAACCGAGCAGTAACATCTATTGATTATGAGAGTTTGTTGCTCAAGGACTATAATTACATTGAGGCCATATCCGTATGGGGCGGAGAGGACAACGATCCCCCTGTATATGGTAAGGTCTACATGTCAATTAAGACCTCAGGCAACTATGCTCTTACCAATCTAGAAAAGGAAACAATTAAGAATGAATTGATTGAAAACCGCAACGTTCTTTCCATAATTCCTGAGATTGTTGACCCAGACTATACATATATTCTACTCCGCGGCAGGGTGTATTATGATTCGAGACTAACCGCCCTTGATGCCGATGAATTGCTGGCCAATGTACGCGCGGCCATTGAAGACTATATTGATGATGAGTTGAACACATTTGAGTCGGTGTTCCGCAAGTCAAAACTCATGACCTATATTGAGAACTCAGAGAAATCTATCACCGGCACAGACATTGACGTTTACCTTCAGAAAAGAGTGGATATATCAGTAAACACATTACAGAACTACACACTGAATTACCTGACACCTATCGCCAAGGGCGACCTGGTTGATAAGATTTACACCAGACCTCAGGTTACAGTATATGACAATGAGAATATTAGTAGAGACGTTTACTTTGAAGAAATACCTGAGTCATCAACAGGCATAAGCACAATTGACATTGTGAACCCGGGTCTTAACTACACCACAGCACCAACCGTTACCATTACTGGTGATGGTATAGGCGCCACAGCAACGGCCGTGATTGTCAACGGTCGTATTGATCGAATTGATATCGACACACCAGGATCCAACTATACCAGAGCAACCGTCTCAATAACTGGTGGTGGAGGATCAGAAGGCACAGCAGTTGCTAAATTGGAAAACAATGAAGGTACCTTGAGATCATATTACTTCAAAACGAATGGTGAAAAGGTCATTGTGAATAATAACGCAGGCACAATTGACTATAGTGCAGGTAAGATCACAATTCGTGAGCTTTATGCGCTTGATGTTATTGAAAATGATTTTTATGATGATGATGTACTTACGGTCAATGTCCCTACACATGAGGACAATATATTCCCCAAGAGGAATAGAATATTGACTCTTGACGTAAATGATGCTCTTGGTATTCAGCTAGAGATGATAGCAGAGAAATAATGACTACAAACAATAAGATTTCAAATGTAATTGAATCTCAGGTACCGTTTTTTGTCAGAAATGACCATCCTAACTTCATATCTTTCCTTGAGGCATATTATGAATTCCTTGAGCAGACAGGTAATGTTGTGTCTGTATCACGCCAGACTCTATCATATCAGGATATAGACAGAACTACCGACGAGTTTTCCACAAAGATATACAACATATTCGCCAAATTGCTGCCAGAGAATGTTCTGGTCGACAAGGCGATGCTTATTAAGCACATCAAAGATTTCTATAGAGCAAAAGGAACCGAAAAGGCAGTCAGGTTTCTATTACGAATACTATTTGATAAGGAAGCAGATTTTTACTATCCTAAGACTGACATACTCAAAGCATCAGATGGTAAATGGTTCATAGAAAAATCAATCAAGATCACTGATGTTCAAGTTAACGGTGTATCAAATACAGATATCAATGCTCTAGAGAATTTCAAGAACAAACGCATTACCGGCAATACATCAAATGCTTCCGCAATAATCGAAAACTATGACGTATACTATGAGGGCACAACCCTCATTAAAGAACTAAAAATATCTGGTACTATTGGTGATTTTGAAGACTCCGAGACAATTTTTGCCCTATTTGAAGAAAACGGAACAACCAAAAGCATCACCGGAAACGTGTTTGGTAGTTCGATCAGTAGCATTACAATCAATGATGGTGGTTCTGGTTATTCGGCAGGTACTTATATACCAGTGGAAAGCATTACAGGAACCGGAGCATCTCTGCTCATTTCTGGTGTTTCTACAGGCAATCTGTCATCTATTGGTGTTGTCAATGGTGGTGCTGGTTTTCGGCTAAACAATTATGTTCTCGTATCAAGCGACACAGGATCAGGTGCAAATGCTATTGTTTCGAGCGTGAACACCGATGAAACCTATCATCCAAACACCTACAATATTACCATTTCTCTGATATCATATGAGGCTAATACACCAATTGGCAACAACATATTCTCTAATTTAAATAATACTGTTATTGATCCGGCCAATAATTGGATAACAAATAGCCTAATTTCCTTTGTGTTCGCCAATTGCGGGCCTGTAGAAGCACTAACCATAACCACCGGTGGTAGTGGATATGCTGCCGCACCAACAATGAGTATTGTTGCCAATACCCGAGTTAGGGAATTGGGTATACTTGGGCGCATGGAAATTATCAATGGTGGTACAGGATATAACGTCGGCGATAAGATAGAATTCATAAACGTTCCCGGTGGATACGGTACCGGAGCAAAAGGTAATGTAATATCCGTTAACACATCAAATTCAAACGAAATAACGGGTATACGATTTGAGGAGGTTCCAGGACATATTGTAGGTGGATCAGGATATAGACAGTCGTTCTTACCTAGAGCAAGTGTTATATCTGGTACAGGATCCAATGCAAATGTTATTGTTACTGCCGTCCTTGGTGATGGTGAGAGCTTGTCTGGCGCAACAGGTACAATTGGAGCAATTGAGGAAGTGACAATTGTGTCCGGTGGTTCTGGTTATGAGACGGTACCGACACTCAATTTGACATCTATGGGAGATGGCACTGCGAACATTGTGGCCACTGTTGTGTCTGGTATCTATACATATCCCGGCAGATATCTGAATGATGACGGTCATTTGAGCTCATATAATTTCCTTCAGAACAGACACTATTATCAAAACTTCTCATATGTGGTAAGAGTATCCGAGTCATTGAATAAGTATAAGGATATTCTACTCAAGTTGGCCCACCCAGCTGGCACCAAGTTGTTTGGTGAGTTCACATATCATAATGATAATTCTCAGAATGTTACCACATTTGAAGCAACCACAACGAAAGTTATACAATTCAAGCTTGGCAAATGGCAAGCAAATCTTGGCAACATAATGGTTAATTTGACCAGTCATGGTGTAGAACAAAACAACACAGTATATCTGGAATTTGTGACCGGAGATACTATAAATATAAGTAATGGAATATTCATCGTGACTACTGCTAATGCAAACCATTTCACGGCAAACGCAACAAATACAACAAATAGTAGCGGCAACGTATATGTCGGTGTGATAACATAATAGGAAAGAAGAATGAGTCACCCATCTATCATAACAGAGAACATTCGTATTATGGCCGCGGAGAATTTTCGCGAGTCTGTTTCCGAGGTAAGCAATAACAAAATCTATGTGACTATAGGCAAGGTGGATGCATGGGCTAATGATGCTGATCCGGATGATGCCAATTCATCCATATCGAGTATCAATGAAATTTGGCATCAGATGATCGGTGGCAAGATAATAACTGGAAATGACATTAGACATGTGATTCCTAGATATAATTGGACAGAAAACACAAGTTTTGCCGAATATGATCATAGGATGTCTGATGCTGACCTATTCAATGCCAATAATAAGTTCTATGTTGTAACTGATCAGTGGAATGTATATAAATGTATCTCCAATAATAACGGTGCTGTATCCAACACAAAGCCCACATCCCTAACAACCGACGCAACGTTCCAGACGGCCGATGGATATGTTTGGAAGTTTATGTATCAAATTTCATCAGCCGAGAGATTCCGTTTCACAACCGATGAATATATTCCAGTAAAGTATTTGACGGAAAATGATAACTCATTACAATGGTCGGTTCAGGAAGGTGCTGTTGACGGTGCTATTAATTCCATAAGAATAACCAATACCGGGTCTGGTTATTCGAATGCAAACAGTGTTACCATTTCAATAACAGGTGACGGAACAGGTGCTACGGCCGTGGCCACGATAAATGCTTCTAATATGATCACCAATCTCACAATAGTCACACCAGGCCGAGATTATACGTTTGCCAATGTTTCTATCACCGATACAGGAACAGGCGTAAATGCGGCCGCTTTTGCTATCATAAGCCCTCAAGGTGGCCACGGAAAGGATCCGCTGACAGAATTGGGCGGATCGTATTTGATAATCAATCCCAGAATTTATGGTGATGAAGGCGGTAAGATACTAACAAATAATGATTTCAGACAGTTGGCCCTAGTCAAAGACCCGTATATATTCAATACATCGAATGTTGCAAATGCTTCGGCATTCTCTCAGTGCACAAAACTGACAGTTAGCGGCGCCTCTGATGAATTCATTGAGGACGAATGGGTCTACCAAGGATCATCCTTTGCATCATATACATTCAAAGGAAAAATCGCCTATTGGGACACATCCAACAGTGTATTGTATTTGACACACACAACCGGTACATATTCAACAGACCTAATAACCGGTGTAGATTCAGCAGCTTCAAGATTCGTTGATTCATCGACAAATCCTGAGATGGAACCAAGGTCAGGAAAAATATTATATATAGATAATATTAGGCCTGTAGAAAGAAACGTCGACCAATCGGAAGACATAAAAGTAATTTTCAAATTCTAAGGAATGTAAATGGCAAAGGCAAATGTAGTCAACACCCTTGTGGTACCTTCAGCAACGAAGGTTTTTCCTTATTATGACGATTTCAATGAGGAAAAACAGTTCCTAAGACACCTGTTTAGGCCGGGATATGCCGTTCAGGCGCGTGAACTGACACAAATCCAGACGATATTGCAAAACCAAATTGAGAGATTTGGTAGACACATTTTTGTTAATGGAAGTTCTGTAATAGGTGGAGAGATCAATTTTGCGCGTGTTGCAACGGTCAATATTGCAACCCAGTATGCCGGAAGCGACGTTACCGTATCCAATTTCTTGGGTAAGACGGTTACCTTATCATCAGCAAACAATCAGGTTATCGGACAGGTAATCGAAGTCAGCTCTGCTACATCAACAGAACCACCAAGTCTATACATAAATTACGTTACAGGCACAGAATTCGGTGCTGGTGCCACCATCAAGGTTCAGAGCGAAAACGTTTATGCCAATGTGGTCACAACCGCAAATGCCAAGTCTAACTCATTTTATGCGTATATCAATGATAGCGTCTATTTCTATAATGGATACTTCATTAAGGTTCCTAAGCAGACCGTAATCATCTCAAAGTATACCACGAACGCCAATGCTAAGGTTGGTCTGGAACTAGATGATTCCATTGTCACCGAGGCAGATGATTCCTCATTGCTTGACCCCGCTTTGGAGTCGTCAAACTATCAGGCCCCAGGTGCTGCCAGATATAAGGCAGAATTGGTTCTGGCCAAGAGAGACCTGACATCAACCGATGATTCCGCATTTATTGAGATATCAAGAATTGAAAATGGTGTTATTAAGAAAAATGTTAACACGCCGATATACTCTGAGATTGAAGAAGTTCTTGCCAGAAGGACATATGATGAATCTGGTAACTATACTGTAAATCCATTTGTTGTTACAATCGATGAGGACACCCAGGGTGATTCCGCAAATAATCTGATTGTGACACTATCGGCAGGTAAGGCATATATTTACGGTCTTGAATATGAGACCATTTCGGACTCATATATTCGCATACCAAAAGCAAGAACCACTGCCAATAATCTAAATTACAGCTTGATTGCCAATTATGGTAATTATGTCATTGTCGATGGCCTAATGGGACCATTCAATACATCAAGTCTAGGTCTATTTGATATTCATTGTGTTCCTTATTCATATGCCAATGGAACAAATACATCAACATACAGTTCAACCAAAATTGGTACAGCAAGAGTTAAGGACATTGAATTCTTCTCAGGTGATACTGATGTATCAGCACGTAAGCATGAATTCTATTTCTTTGATGCCTCTTTCACGGCAATTACCGATAATTGTAGCAGTACGGCCAATTCTACTTCTGAAGTTGTGCTTCATACCGTAAAGACATCTAGCAATAATAATGCATATGATGGAGCAACAATAAAGGTTAATGCAGGTAATGCGGCCGGTGAGTTGAGAACAATTCTTTCCTGGAATGGAATGTCTAAGATTGCGACGGTGGATAGTGCATTCTCAGTAACTCTCAATACATCATCTAACGTATCTATTGAGTTTGACTTTGGTGAGGCTGAGTCATTTGTACAGAATACCACATATACAACTGGTGGCCCGAGCAATGCTAATGCCAATATCACAGTACTGAATAAGACTGGTGGTACGGCAAATACGCCCGCATATGTCTCAGAACCAACAAAGACTCCTTTGGTGTTCACATACCCTAACAAGTTTGTGGCATATTCATCCATAGCAGACCAGTCATACATGTACAGAAGGGTTTATACCGGAGTACAGTTCACATCTGGTACATCAGCAGCAATTACGGCAGGATCAGATGAAGGATTTGAGGGAACGTCATCATCCTCAAACGTAGCATCAACAGTAACAGATAATTTCCTTGTTGTTGTAACAAATAAGCAGAGCTCAAGTCGAGTGGCGGGCGAACAGATCAAGGTGAGAACAACCATATCTGGTTCACCTGAGCAAGCAGTATTTGACACAGATGGTGGTGGAAGCGATACATTTGTGGCCACTGTTTACGCTAAGATGGATGTTGCCGGTTCTTCAGCAACTCAGCGTGTTAAGACACTAGTTAAGGCAAATACCCAGACATTTGCCTCTGAAACGGCGGCCAACACGTTTATTGGATCAACCGGATCAAATACAAGCATTTACCTGGATACAGGCCAAGTAGTAATACGAAGCCCATCTGGAGTACCAAACCAGAAGGAAAGTCTGTATATCTCCGACGTTATTGCAGTCAAGAAAATCTATGACTTGAATGGTGCGGCAGTTCCAGCAGCTGGTGCAAGCATAACTGGATATACGGACGTAACAAACAGATTCAATCTAGACACAGGTCAAAAGGATGAGTTCTATGACCATGCTAGCATATCTCTAAAACCAGGATCACGAGCATGTAAAGGACCTCTGATCGTATGCTGTAGGTATTACAAGACCACGACGGATACCGGTTACTTCTCTGTTGACTCATATCCTA